TGCTAACAAAGATGGCAATTATGAGTTCTCTGTAGAAGATTTTGGTATTGGTCTAGATGCAGAAGATGTAAAGAACATCATTAGTAAGTATGGTAAGAGTACAAAGCGTAATTCAGCCAACGAGTTAGGTATGATGGGCTTGGGCTTCAAAGCTCCTCTTGCCTATTGCTCTAGCTTCTATTTTGTATGTAGAAAGAATGGCGTAGAGCGTAAGTATATGATGTATGAAGGAGAAGATGTAAACACTATTGATCTTCTTTATGAAACCTCTACAGACCAAAAGAATGGTGTAAAGGTGATTGTTCCTGTTAGGTTCTATGATAGAAGTGGTTTTGTAAGTAAGATTAAAGAGCAATTGGCTTATTTTGAGAATGTATATTTTAATGTTGATGGTGTAGATAATGATTTCACCATTATGAGGCATGAGCATTTTCAATGGAGCCCTCTATCTACAACTGGTAATTTGCACATCTGTCTGGACAATGTCTACTATCCTATTGATTTTGGTAAACTTGGAATAGACACCATCCATTTCCCTGTTGGTCTTAGGTTTAGTTTGACAGATGGTTTGTTTCCTACACCAAACAGAGAGTCTCTTCGTTATACAACAGAAGCTAAAGCTGTGATAATGAAGAAGTTACAGAGTGTTGCTAATTTCTTTGTTGAGAAGTATAATGAATCTATAAGGGATACAGATAACATTCTCGAAGCTATTGACCACTATCGTTCTTATAGTAAGTATATTAAGCTTAATGATGGTAATGTTGATGTCAATGGTCTGAAAGCATTTGCTACAATTCCTTTTGCTTCTCCAAAGGTGAATGGTCTTAACTATCACACTGTTCAATATTACAGCACGCTCAAGGATTATCTCATTGATGAGTATTCAATAGTGAACGAAGTGTATAGAGGCAAGTGGTGTAAGGGTAGCAGATGGTCAAGACTATCAGATAGAGTTTCTAATCCAGATAACAAGATTTATATCTATACAGACAGACTTAGTGGTATCAAGAAGGAATATCTAAAGAGCCTAAACAAGTCATTACACACTGAGTATGTTGTAAAGAAGAATAAGTCTTACAAACTTGGTGGACCTAAGGATAGAATTAGTGGCCATGATAGCTATTACAGAATTCTTGAGCTTCACAAGTTTCCTAAGAGCGATTGGAGAAATGTAATTAAGGAGTTCCAGGAAATGGTTAGGCGTATTACAGCTAGATTCATCAATCTTGACACTCTCCAAGTTCCTCAAGAGTTTATTGACAGCAAGAAGAAGATTTCTTTTACCAATGGTGTTGCTGGTCCTATAACAAGAAGGAAGAAACTTGAGGGTGAATTGACAGGTAAGGTGGCTAGTGCTCTAGAGAGAACTGTATATGGTCAGCATTCTAAGTTTGTAACCACTGTGTTTCAAATGAAGAATGCCCATAGGAATAAGTATTTGATGGTCTATGGAAACTCTACACATCAAACTACATTTGATAAGATGTTTTCTGCATTTCCAACTAATACAACTAGGTTCATGGTTCTTTCTGAAAGAGAACTTAAGCGCATGGAAGAAATAGATTTACACAACTGGATACATATAGACAAATTTATGGAAGGCAATCACATAGTGTTCAAAAGAGCAGCTACAGCTTATTTGATTAATAAGCTCACTAACGAATACACAGAAGTGTTTCAAAGAATAGATAGAATGGGTGACATATCAACAGACCTCTATAAAAAGATGTTGGTGTTGGATAGTTACAAAAGGAAATATTATCTACATGGTGATCATTCTTTGTATGAATCTATCATTAAGATAGCTGAAGAGAACAATCTATTTGACCTTTCCGTTTATTCTGTTTATAATGATGTAAAGGAGTTGTTTGAAAAGCTTCCATTCCTTAAGCCTATGTTTGGTATGATGACCAGATGGGGTTCTAACAACAACGGTGTTAATGATGCACTTCGTGATCTCTTTAAGTATTACAAACAGCGCATCGACTGGAAACACTACAACATCAAATTGAATGATGAAGTGGTTACACCATTAGTAGATTTAAACGTAGAAGAATTATCTTAATTTATCAGGGAGGGACATATTGTCTCTCCCTTAATTTTTAAAACACAAGTATATGAGTATTTTTTCGTTATCATGGTTCAAAAGACAGTCAGAGTTAGAGAATTTAGTTATTGAAGAGCAAAGGCTCAAGAATGAGATTTTAAAGAAAGAGTTAGGCGTTGATTTAGACAAGAAGCCTTATTTGAATGTTAAGTTGGTAAATGATTCATTGACAGTTGTTCTTAATGATGGATCTATTCTCAGTAAACCAAATGCTACAAAGGATGATTATCTTGCAGTAATTAGTGCTAAAACAGAAGACACGTTGTACAGCATTTGTGCTGATTCAACTGTAATGGAACAGAAAAGGAAGCAAGAAGCAGAGATAGCTCGTATTAAAGCTGTTCAGCAAGGAATCAAAAGGCTAGAAGGACTAGCTGATTTTGAAATAGAAGGTAATTCTGTTAAGCTGGCTGGAACTGGTAGAACTATGCCTCAATTGTTGGTAGAAAGGTTTATTGAGATTGTTGATACAGAAGCCTATCATGCAGGATTTGGTGATTTAGAACACCGTCTTGCAAATAGTGAAGAATATCAAGCTCTTAAGAGGTTCTTTATGTGGTGTTGCTTGAATCCAAGAGCAGAAGTAGCCAATGATTTGTATGACTTTCTGAATAAGAATAGTTTCAGGATTACAAAACAAGGTTTCTTTGTAGCTCTTAGGAATGTAGTTACATTACATGGTGGCGTAGAGCTTGTACAATTTGTAAGTAATGCTTATAATAAAGTGAAAGCTGTATGGAAGAAAAGTCCTGATAATTACATTGTATTCTTAGAGAACGGTGAATACAAATTAGTACATGTAGATGATCTTTATGAAACTATAGGAGACTATGATGAAGATGGTGATTTTTATGATGATGAAGTTACTATTGATCATGGAGAGAAAATTGGTAATCTCACAGAACTCTATCTCGATCTTCCTAATAGACATGAGAATAGGTTTACAGATGCTCACACAAGGACATTTGACATTCGTGTAGGACAAGTGGTTAACATGCCTCCACAAGAGTGTAATTGGTCTACAGCAGATTGTGCACATGCAGGATTGCATTTCACAGCTGATGAGATTAACTATGTAGGATGTGGTGACCAGTCTGTTCTTATTCTTATCAATCCTATGAAGGTTGTAGGTATTGGTGAAGCTAAGGGTAGGTGCTACGAATATCTTCCTATTATGACTGTATCCCGTGAAGAGTCTACAGAAATTCTACACGATCTAGATTTTGACACTCTTGAGCTTGATGAGGCTTTCGCAATTCACGAATTGGAAAACTTGGCTGAGAAGGTTAAAGGAGGATTTGTAATAGAAGCCACTAAACATCAGTTTAACATTCCAGCAATGACACATGTTCAGATTGAGAACATCGTTGCTTCTCTAGAAGAGATGAAGGATTCCATCTCTAATAGGGTGAATATAATCAAGTAATAAATTGGGCTCGTAGCAAATAATTATGTAAATTTGTTACGAGCCCTTTTTATAAATCATTGATTATGAGGAAGAAAGCAGTAAGAAAGCCCAGAGCAAACGCAGCTCCTAAAACTAGGAACAATGGTACTATGACAGATGTACAGTTTTTCCAGTGGATAAGACAAATATTAAGGAAATCTTCTATTTATTGGAAACCTATTTCTCAAGTGAGAAAAGAAGCCCAGGTTCTTTATAAAGGACCTAATAAAAGAAGAAAATATTCTTATATTTGTAGTTCTTGTAAAAAAGAATATCCAGCAACTGAAATAAACGTACATCATAAAATAGAATGTGGTAGTTTAAAGTCATTTGAAGATTTGCCAGGGTTTGTAGAACGTCTTTTTTGTGAAAAAGAGTCACTTTGTGTATTGTGTAAAACATGTCACGATAAGGAGCATGAAAAATAAATTTGGTAAATTAATCAATTTACTTTATATTTACATTGCTTATGTATCTATCTATTATTAAACTTATTAGTCCTCAACTTCAGGGTATTTATCGAGAGATAGATACATAAGCACCTGATTTTGAGGACTTTTTTGTTTTATGGCGTACGTTTATGGACATTTTACAATAGACACAAACATTTTATTTTATGTAGGTATAGGATCAGATTCTAAAGGAAAGTATATTAGAGCTTATTCTAAGAAAAAAAGAAGTAAATTCTGGAAAGATCTAACCAAAAAGACACCTTATAGAGTTGAAATCTTAAAAGATTCTATCTTATGGGAGGAGGCATGTTCTGAAGAAAAAAGACTTATATCAATACATGGAAGAAGGTGTTTAGGAAAAGGTACACTTTGTAACATCACAGATGGAGGAGAAGGTGTAAATGGTTACAAACATAATCCTGAAAGATTAAATATTATTTCTAAAAATACAAAAGGAAGTAATAATCCAAGAGCAAAAGTTTGTATACATTTTGACACATCTATCAAATTCAATTGTTTAAAAGATGGCTGTGAGTATTTTAGTCTTAAATATAGTTGTCAAGCTAGTGCTATTAAAAGAAAACAATCTACTGCACAATTTTATTTTGAAAATGAATATTTTGAAAGACCTACTAGAGAACAAATAAGTAAAAAGTTAGGAACTTTAAGGATGGGAAATCAAAATTGGAAGGGTAAAAATAATATCTAAAACAGCAGGAGGTTATATTTGGAAATACTAAAACACAAAACGAGAAGAATGAAAAGCATGAGCATTAACATAAACAAAAAGCCCTCTTTTACAGAAATTTGGTATGAGGGTTCTGTTGAATATAATGGTGAGTTTTATAGTTTTTGGCTTCTTGAACCTCAAGGATCTGATTACGAAGCTGAGGTGAGATGGTTCTATAAATCTGTTCCAAAGGAAGTGAGACGTATGTATTCAGAAATTATCAATACATTTAAACAAATACAAGATGATAGAAGGAAAGAAGAAAACTGAAGCAATGTATAGAGCTATCGAAATGGATAGCTCTAGTTCATTAAAAGAGTTCTCCATGGATAGAAAGAAATACCATCGTAAGTATGTTCTTGGAGAGAAGGTTGATAGTAAGGACACACAAGCGTCAGTTATTGGTAGAATTGTAGAAACATTGCTATTGGAACCTGAGGAGTTTGATAATAGGTTCTATATGTCAGCATGTATGACAGCTCCTACAGGGCTAATGCTTGATTTTGTAAATGCTCTATATAAACATACAGCAGAAGCTACAGATGAACAAGGACAAGTGACTAGAGATTTTTCTGAAATCGTAAAGGATGCATATGCTGATTCTGGATTCAAGATTAAACTAGACGCTGTAATTAGTAAGTTTATGGGCTCTGATGCTGAAATCTTCTACAATGAGATGAGGCAGGTGAAAGCTAGAGATCTTACAGTGATTACAACAGAAGATGTCACAAATTCTGAAAAGATTGTGACAGAACTGAAGACTAACAATGTCACTGCAGAGATTGTAAATCTTGTAAACAGTGCAAGGTGGGAAGTGTTCAATCAAGTGCAAATAGAAGGATATAAAGTTGGAGGAGTTGAGTTTAAGAGTATGATGGATAAAGTTGTTATAGATCATACCAACAAGACTGTACAAGTTTATGACCTTAAATGTGTTTGGGCTGTAGAAGGATTCTATGAAGAATACTATCTCTATAGAAGAGCATATATTCAAGCCTATCTGTATTGGGTGGCTTGTAATAAACTAATAGAGGAATTGGATATTAATGAATATTATGTAGAATATCCAAAGTTTATTGTTTGTGACAGCACAAACTATTTTAATCCTTTGATTTACACACTTGATACAGACGACATACAAGATGCTCTTATTGGATTTGAGCATAAAGGACGTAAATATCCAGGCGTAACTAGTCTAATTGAAGATTTGAAATGGGCTAAGGAAAATGATATATGGAATATATCAAAAGAGAATTATTTATCTAATGGATTAGTAAACCTAAGGGGGTAAGAATGGAGTTGAAAAGGACAATTAGTACAATATTTATTGTTCCTACATTATCTATTGATAGAACAAAATTGAAAGATGTTGGGTTTATTAATGGTTACATTACAGATGAACTCAGGGATGTACAGTATGAAAATTCTGTATATCTCCTGTTTCATCCAAGTAACCTAGACAAATTCAAATTGTTTCTAGACGATGAGTATGAAAGAACAAAGAGTGTAATTGATGATTATGATTATGAAGACGGTTTTGTTGTAGTTGTTTACAAACTAGATCCTAAATTTAAGGCTGATTATGGACTTGTCAAGTTGGGTAAGTATTCAAAAACTTCTCCAGCATTTCAAGCAATGTTTCCAAAGATAGTTAAAGTGGAGAAGAATGGATTGAAAAAGGATGAAATCAGTCTGCAATTCAGAATCTTTAATAAAACAGAAGACTTGAAGGTCTATTGGGAAGAGAAGCTTGGAATAGAATTTGATGATTCTATGGAAGTTTGGCAGGGATGGATTGAAGAGAAAGAAAGTTTAAACATTCAAAAACTAAAAGAACATGTATAACGAAGACTTTGTACAGAAGATTATTACAGAAAGAGGTAGAGAGGCAGCTCTTATTTATTGTGAACTAGAAGCAGAAAGAAACGATCTGATTGTAAGGGAATATAAATATATGAAAACTATACCGTACGATGAGTATATGAACTATGATTACGAAAGAAATTGGTGGACAATGCGTGCAGAAAAACTTAAAAATCAATAACATGCTAGAACTATTACAAAAATATCCAGAAGCAGCTAAGGTGGTTAAATCCTACTATTTGGAGGTAATGCTATCTACATTGAACGATGATTCTCTTCCTGAAGACTTTAAAGAACATGTAAGAGAAATGGGAATAGATGATGATAAAATAGCTAGAATACTCAATGGATCTCCAAGAAGCATGTTTGATGTGTTTGATGACAATGGTATATTCATCAATATAACATTTGACCATCAGCATAGAGTGTTTAGGTATAGTGTAGAAGGAGAAGTGGATAGTCAAGACTATCTATTCAGGAAAGCTGCTGAAGAAGCTGCTGTGGTAGAAGCATTTAAAATTCTAAATTATGCACTTACTAACGCTAAATAATGCTAAAACAGTAAAGGGAGAAAAAAAGGGAGTGCTTACGAGCATTCTCTATTTTGCTCCTGCTAAGATTTCTGGCTATGAAGTTTGTCCAAAGCGAAGTGCTGGTTGTACATTCTCTTGCTTATACACATCTGGTCATGGTGCATTTAGCACTGTTCAAGCTGCAAGAATTAATAGGACAAAATTATTCTTTGAAAGTAGAGATGTTTTCATGTACCTACTTGAAAAAGATATAAATTTACTTATTAAAAAAGCAAAGAAGTTAGATTACACACCAACTGTTAGGTTAAATGGTACATCAGATATAGAATGGACACATTTTGGAATTATTCAGAAGTTTCCTAATGTACAATTCTACGATTATACAAAGGTTGTTAATAGATTTGACAAAGAATTGCTTCCTAACTATCATTTAACCTTCAGTAGAAATGAATCTAATGATGCTGATGTAGATGTAGCTCTATCAAAAAACGCAAATATTGCTGTTGTGTTTGACACAAAGAAGAATGAATCTCTTCCTTTAATGTGGAAGGGTAGGAAAGTTATTGATGGAGATACTGATGACATTAGATGGCTAGATGAGAAGAATGTTATTGTAGGACTTAGAGCTAAAGGAAAAGGTAAAAAAGACAATAGTGGATTTGTAATTAAAACAAACACAATATGAAAGACCCAATCGTAGATCAAGTGATAGCTAAGTTTCAAAGCAGGAGTGATGTAGGAACTAGGAAGTATGGAACAACCCTACAGTCAAACAACAAGGATAACTATCTTCTACATCTCCAAGAAGAATTAATGGATGCATGTAACTATATTGAGAAACTAATGACACAAACTCAACAGTTGATTGAACTAGTTAGAAATACGCCTAATGATTCAGATCTTGGTAAAAAAATAAGAGACATGATTAGATAGAATTTTCAAAATGTCTTGGTTATTAGGGGGGATTGCAGTAAGTTTGCGATCCCCTTTTTTTAACTAATAAACAAAAAAATTATGGATTTAGGATTAGACGCGTTAAGTAAAATTACGGTGTTCAGTAAATATGCGAAATATTTGCCAGAACAAAAACGTAGAGAGACCTGGGAAGAAATTGTAAACAGGTATCAGAACATGATGATTAAGAAATATCCTACATTAGAGGATGCTATCATAAGTAGTGGGGAAATGATTAAAGAGAAAAAGGTGTTACCATCTATGAGAGCTCTTCAATTTGCTGGTCCAGCTGCTGAGGTGAACAATTCAAGGATTTACAACTGCTGTTTTCTTCCAATTGATAGCTTACATAGCTTCAGTGAAACTATGTTTTTGCTATTAGGAGGAACAGGCGTAGGTTATTCTGTACAGAAACATCATGTAGAACAACTTCCTGCTATTACAAAACCAGGTAAGGCTAGGAACTATCTTATTGAAGATTCTATCATGGGATGGGCTGATGCTGTGAAGGTGTTGATGAAAGCCTATCTCGAAGGTGGATTTATGCCTAAGTTTGATTTTAGATCCATCCGTCAGAAAGGTGCTAGATTGATTACAGCTGGTGGTAAAGCTCCTGGTCCTGAACCTCTTAAGATTTGTTTGTCACATGTACAAGCTATTCTTGATAGGAAACAAGAAGGAGATAAGCTTACGCCTCTAGAGTGTCATGATATTCTTTGTCACATTGCTAATTCAGTTCTTGCAGGTGGTATTCGTAGGAGTGCTATGATTGCCCTATTTAGCCATGATGATGAGGAGATGATTACATGTAAGTATGGAACATGGTATGAATTGAATGAGCAACGTGGTAGGGCTAATAACAGTGCTGTTCTTGAGAGAGGAGTTGTAGGAGAAGAAGAATTCAACGCTCTATGGAAGAGGATTGAGGCAAGTGGATCTGGTGAACCAGGAATCTATTGGACTAACAATAAAGATTGGGGAACTAATCCATGTTGTGAAATTGCTCTCAGACCTTATCAATTTTGCAATTTGTGCGAATGTAACGTGAGTGATATTAAGAGTCAAGATGATCTTAATGAGCGTGTAGCTATTGCTTCGTTCTTTGGAACTCTTCAGGCTGGATTCTCTAACTTCCACTATCTAAGACCTATTTGGGCTAAGACAACACAAAAAGATGCTCTATTGGGAATTGGTATGACAGGAATAGGAAGTGGTGAGATTCTTAAATACAATCTTGACATTGCTGCTCATGTAGCCAAGGTGATGAATAGAATGATTAGTTCTGTAATAGGAACTAATGAAGCAGCTAGGATTACATGCATTAAGCCTAGTGGTACAACCAGTCTAGTGCTTGGTACAGCTAGTGGAATTCATGCATGGCATGCTCCTTATTACCTCAGGACTATGAGATTTAATAAGAATGAGGACATGGCAGCCTATCTAATGGTTAATCATCCAGAGCTCTGTGAAGATGATGTTCTTCGTCCTACAGACACTGTATGTGTACGTATTCCTGTTAAAGCTCCAGAAGGATCTATATTCAGGACAGAAACAGCTATTGACACTCTCGAACGTGTTAAGAAGTTCTCTCTAGAATGGATTAAACCAGGACATATTAATGGTGATAATACACATAATGTAAGTGCTACAATTTCTATTGATAAAAGCAGACATTACAGAAGTCCTCTTGCAGAATTTGACAGTCCTTCAACAATAGCATCAGTCCCTTGTGAACCTAATCCACTATCTTGGGATGAATGGGAAACTGTAGGAGCATGGATGTGGAAGAATCGTGAGGTGTACAATGGTTTGAGTGTGCTCCCTTATTTTGGAGGCTCTTACGTCCAAGCACCTTTCGAGGACATCACTGAAGAGGAATATAACAAACGTATCACCTCATTGACATCTATTGATTTAACTAAAGTGACTGAAATGGATGATTCAGTGGATTTTGGTCAAGTGGCAAGCTGTGCTGGAGGAGCCTGTTCTCTAGAAATGTAAAAATAAATTTGGTAATGTGGGGATTTTGTTGTATGTTTGTACAAACAAAATCCCCATATGCCAAAAACTAGTACAAAAAAAGGAGATCTCTATAATAATTTACAAGCTATAGATCATTCTTATACAAAAAATAAAGTAAGTTACTGGAAATTCACATGTTTATTATGTAATAATGAACATGTTGCAAGATTACAAGACGTTAGACGTGGAAAAACTAAATCTTGTGGATGTCAGAAAAACAAAGGTCTTTCAAATGGTCAATGGAAGGGATATGAAGAAATTTCAGGAAGAACAATAGGTCACTACAAAGAAAATGCTATTAAAAGAAATATACCATTTGAAGTAGATTTAGAGTATTTGTGGAAAATCTATGTTGATCAAAATAAAAAGTGTCCTTATACAGGAATAGATTTATTTTTAGAATGTAAAAATTCAGATTCAAGAACTCCTTCAAACGCATCTCTAGATAGAACAGATAGTAAATTAGGATACATAGAAGGTAATATTAATTGGGTATATAAACCAATTAATGTATTCAAAGGAGTATTTTCACATGAAGAATTTATAAGTCTTTGTAAACTGGTAGCTAAAAATTATGAGTAAGAAAGAATTTATAGAAGGAGTAGATTATTATCTTGAAAAAGGTTTAATTATTTTTACAGATAAGTATTTGTTAGAAAGACCTAATGGATGCTGCGGAAACAAATGCAGACATTGCCCATACACAAAACCTGCTGTAAAGGGTAATAAAGAACTGGAGAAATCAAAAAAGATATAGTGTGTTGTTTTTCGATTTATACGCCCTAGGATTTCTATCCTGGGGCTTTTTATTTGGCCCGATTAATTATATTTTGTATATTTGGTAAAAGAAAAATTATGGCAAAAGCAAAGGAATCATCAGGAAGTAAGTTTCAGGAAGCGTTAGACAAGTTAAATAAGACGTATGGTGTGGGCACAGTGCTTACATTAGACAGTAAGTCAGGTGGAGAACACGATGTTATTAGTACAGGAAGTATTGGATTTGATTGGGTTACACTAGGAGTTGGTGGATTTGTTAAGGGTAGGATGTATGAACTCATGGGATGGGAGGGTACAGGTAAATCTACCATCTGTGGACATGTTGTAGCAGAATGTCAGAAGAAGGGTGGAACAGTGCTCTATATAGACGGTGAGCATGCTGTAGATAAAGGATATTTCCAGAAAATAGGTGTTGACACAACAAAGATGTTAATTGCTCAACCATCATGTGGTGAGGAAGGATTTAACATTGCTATGGAGATGATAAACACTGGCACTATTGATCTTGTTATCATCGATTCAGACTCAAGTTTAATTCCTAAGAAGGTGTTAGATGGTGAGGTGGGAGATTCGTCTATTGGTAAGAAGGCTTTGTTGAATAGTTCTGCCTATCCAAAAATGAAATCTGCTCTTGCTGAACACAATGTTTGTGTAATTGTAATTAGTCAATACCGTGAGAAGATTGGCGTTATGTTTGGTAATCCTACCACTACACAGGGTGGGCATGCGCTGAAATACTATTCAGATTGTCGTATTGAGGTGAGTAAAAGCTTGCTGAAAGAGGGTGATGTAAACTATGCAAACCTGACAAAGGTGAAGGCTACTAAGAACAAAATGTCTCCTCCCTACAGGCTTCATCAATTTGAGATTGTTTATGGTCTTGGTATTGATAAGGTGAAGGAAATTATGGAATTAGGTAGTGAATACGAAATTTTCAAGAAATGGGGAAAAACTATTACCTTTGGTGAAACTAAGTATGATCTTGAGCAATTTAGTGCACTATTGTTAGACAACGAAGAGTTCTATAACGATATTAAGGAGAAGATTAAAACTAAGATTAATCAAACAGAAATTAAAATTGAAGCTGATGTTGACAGTGAAATTTAAGAAACTTCATGCAGATGTGAAGCTCCCTATTAAGGGGAGCTCTCACGCTGCTTGTTATGATGTATATGCTCACAGTGTGAGCAATATGAATGATGGTAAAATTAAGGTGGGGCTGGGCTTTGCTACAGAGATTCCTGTTGGATGGAAGGGCATCATTGTACCTCGTAGTAATCTAACTAAATACACATGGGTGCTAAACAACTCATTTGGTGTAATTGATAGTGACTACAGAGGAGAATGGATGGCAGTATTTTCTCCTATAGGTTATAATGTTGGCTTTCCATATCAAGTGGGAGATCGTGTAGCTCAAATATTCTTTGATAAGGTGGAGGAAGTTGAATTGTTAGAAGTTGATTCTCTAGATAGTTCTGATAGGGGAACTGGGGCATTCGGCAGTACGGGTTTAAATTAAAACAAACAAATATGAAAAAGACAAACAACGTCTACAAGACAGACAATGGAACCTACAGAGCTAGGAAATACGTTAATGGTGTAAGGATTAGTAAAAACTTTATGACCATCAAAGCTGCCAAAACTTGGCTAATGTCACTTAACTAATTCTTATGAAAACTCTATTCTATAACGCTGTATATTGTAATCTATGTGATGACACTATACAAAGCTACCATAGGCATGACTACAAACACTGTAAGTGTGGTAATGCCATGGTGGATGGAGGACTAGATTATTCTAGATGGGGATGGGGTGAGGATGGATCTGTGATTGATTTTAGTATGTATATAGAAGACCATCCATTCTCTCTTATCAGACAATACTTCTATAGATGGAATACTATCATTGAAGAATATGTTCTTCTTAAAGATATTCCTGATGACTGGTTAGAAGCTATTCTCCTATATTACATTCCTTCTGATAAACAAGTGGCAAAAATGAACGATGTTTATTTGATATTATTTCTAATGGAAAAACAATACAGAACGTATGACGAAGAGTGATTTAATCCTTCATATTGATGATTATGACTTAAAATTGTTTGAGAAACAATATATAAGTCTTGTAGACTTACATGAAGAAATTGAGAAGCTGTTTGAAGAAGGAGAGAAGATAGATAAGCGTAAGAAGAAAGTTTACAATGATTGGAGAGAGAAGATTAACTTTCTAATTGATATGTACAATTCTAGGTCTAAATTCAAAACCTACAACAAGGTGTAAATGAAATGTAAAACATGTGGGAAGAACGCTGAAAGTGAATATTGTTAGTAAATAAATTTGGTAGTTTGAAAAACTTAGCATACTTTTGCAAGTATGAATATTTTAGAAAAACATACCCAATTTAAGAAAGGCGACCTTTCTAAGAAATCAGGAGTTTATATAATAACTAATACAAACAATAATAAAATTTATATTGGCGAAACTACTAATCTTGAAAACAGATTTATTGAACATCTTCGTAGACTTTTATCTAACAGGCATGCAAATGAACATTTACAAAATGCTGTAAATTTATATAGTATTCAAAGTTTTAGATTTGATGTTTTAGAATTTTGTGAAGCCAAAGATACTAAAAAAAGAGAGCATTATTGGGTAGTTAATTTGCATGCTTTAGATAAAAACAAAGGCTACAACATTAAGCCAACAGATCCTAATAAAATAAACTTAAGAAGCAAAGAAACGTCTAGAAAAATATATGAAACTAAAAAAAGAAAGGCAGAAGAAAGAGGATATTGGCACTCAAAAGAATCTATTGAGAGAAGAAAAATAACTAGAAAAGGATATAAACATTCAAAAGAAACTAAAGAAAAAATAGGAATAAAAAGTTTAAATAGAAAACTACCAAACAAGAGTATTGAGTTTAAAAACTTTATGTCTAAATTAAACAAAGAAAAACATCTCGGTGGTAGAAACAAAAGAAAAATAATTCAATTTACGAAAGATGATTGTTATATTAAAACTTGGAATTCTATAACAGAAGCAGCTAAAGAATTAAATGTTTCTATTGGATCGATAGGCAATTGTTTAACTGAAAATTCAAAACAAAAAACTTGCAAAGGTTATAAGTGGAAATATGAGACAATGTAAAATAGAAGGATGTAATAATTATATATGGTCGAACGATTTATGCAAAAACCATTTACCTAGAAAATCTATGCCAAAGACCAGAAAATGGACATGCACCAGTGGAAAATGTGGAATCCAAAGAAGAGAAATGAAAGATTTCTTTAATGAACTATGGAACCAACGAAGACATTTCTCTGAGGTGAGTGGTGCTAGATTAGGCAGTGAGCCATTGACAATATTCTTTCATCATATACTTCCAAAAGAAAAGTATCCAGAAGCTGCATATGATCCAGAGAACATCATATTTCTTACATGGGAAGAACATGATCAAGTTGAAATGGATATATACAGATATGAAGAAGTGAATAACAGACGTAAACTACTAATGGAAAAATATGAAAGATCCTAAGAGAGAGTATAAGAGTGAGATTAAGTATAAGATAACACTTAACGAGGAACAGAAAGAAGCTAAACGATTGATTATTAATAATCAAATTGTCATCATCACTGGTAGAGCTGGATCTGGTAAGTCATTAGTTGGAGCACAATGTGCTTTAGATTTCCTCTTTAAGAAGCAATGTGAAAAGGTGTTTGTTACAAGAGCTACAATTGAAGTGGGTAATTCATTGGGATTTCTTCCTGGAGGGATAGAAGATAAATTTAATCCCTATCTAGAAGCATTTCAAGAGAACCTACTTAAGTGTTACGATCATCTAAAGATAACAGAACTACTTGAGCAGAAAAAGATTCTCACCTATCCTGTACAATTCATCAGAGGTAAGACCATTGATGATCTATTGATTGTAGAAGAAGCACAAAACCTCACAAAGGCTCAAATGCTTGCTATTCTCACAAGGATAGGTAAGACAGGAAAGATTATCATTAATGGTGATCTTGAACAAACAGACATCAGAGACAATGGAATGAATGGATTAGCATATGCTATTGAGCTCTCTAAGAGAATAGAAGAGATACAATACATCAAGCTCAAAGAGAATCACAGGAGTGACATTGTAGGAAAAATTCTTGATTTCGAGTATGGTAAATAAAACAAACAACATGAACATTATTAAAGCAACCTATGGTGGTGTAGACTGTACTAGCATCATCCAACTAAAAGTGAAAAATGATAAACTTATAGTGAGAGCCAATAATAATATCATTGGAGATCCTGCTGTTGGTTCAGTGAAAACTTTAAATGTCACATTAGAGTTTAATGGTGAGACGATAACTGAATCTGTACCTGAAGGAGCTTTATTGATTTTTCCTAAAACAAAGAGCAATAAATTAGGAATATTTTATTCAAATAACAATAATTCTAAAATATTTCCTGCTATACAAGCTTCTTTAGAGTCTATAAGAGTGGCAGCACTTGATAAGGCTGATATAATGACATGTATGTGGCAAAGTGAGCCAAAGAATCCCTTTGTAGAACATATAGCATGGACAAAAACATCATCTCATTTGAATCAGTTGTTGCAGATAATGCAACTTTTGTATACAGCTAGAGAAGTTGGTGTATATGATTATGTGTCTTTTCTAGAACATGATGTTCTTTATCCTGAAGGATACTTTGATTTTCCTGAATTTGAGCATGGAATAGTTTATACAAACATGAACTATAAAGGAATTAACAAAGACGGATATCAACCACTTGGACAAAGGGATGAACCATTTCATCAAATGACCATGAGATTTAATGATGCTATAAAACATTGCGAATCTATTTTACCAAATGCATTAGTTACAAACAGTGGTAATATAGAATCTGATAAAGTTGTTAGAAAGCAATGGAAATGTAAGAATTCAGCAATACATATAAACCATGGATTGCATTTCACTTCCCATTATAATGTCTATAAGAAGAACAATCTTTACAC